AATAGCATCATATATAGACTCTTTAGCTACTCACATCATTGAAGAAACTTATCCAAAAAAAGGGGATTTTAAAAATGTCTAATTCTTTCTTACACAACCATCAATCTGCACTGGACAACCAGCGTGAAGATGATGCAATTCGAGATTTGGAAGATGCGGGTATATATCCCGATCCAGATGATAAACACTATCCTATGGAGACAGATTATGAACTGTAGACAAGTAGATATAGGAGACAAGTGTGTCGAATGTCTACGCTCCACTTCTTTTGGAACTGGACTTTTCGTTAATAGAATACCAGCCGATAATGATAATTATATCGGTTGGTTATGTCCAGAATGTAATTGGTACGAATGTGATCGCTGTGGAGAAAGAATTTATGAAGATGAAGACTGTACTCCTTATGACGTTTATTTAGATCACGAGCCAAGTGAATTTAAAGATGGTGCATATAGAGTTCACTACGATTGTCTAACTAAAGAAGAAAAATCTATTATGGAGGAAAACAATGATTAAAAAAGTTCTGGTAACTCTGTTAGTTACAGTGGACACTGAAGATGAAGAAATTTGTCCTACAGGCGATCCACTAACTGAAAATTGTGTTCTTAATCATGTAGACAATGAGTTTATTGATCCTGTAGAGGAAATTTATACCTCGCATATATCTGATTATGTAGAACACTCAAAACGTATTCAAAAAAGAATCGAGGACTTGTACCATGACTAACGATCCAAACAGTAGCCATTTAGTTACTTTATTTAAAGATGCTCACTGGAGATCTTTAGATAGTATTTGTAGCCACCCATTAGATGCTGAAGCTATTGAAGATTTAGCTGAAGATTTAGGTTATGACGTTTTAGCCGAAATACTTAGAGAAAATAGGCTAGACAACAGCTAATTCTTTAAGATTTTTGTGGTAACGATCCACTCTATCTAAAAATATACTTTCTGATCCTCGCAACTCTAAGTTGTTGAGGATTTTTATTTGTGGCTTACCACTCCTACGAGCTACCACAACTGCACCGTATTTTGGTTTGATGCCTGTGAGATGCTGTAGACCTAGACTGTACGCTCCAAGTTGATGACAGAATTGTTCGATCATATCGTCAGACCTTACTTCTTTAGCTGTTTTCCAATCCACTATGAATGGCCCGTCTCCATCAATATCCAGGAGAGCGTCTGCTGTACCAGCAAATCCGTATCCTGGTTTATAGACGGAGAACTCAACTGCATGAATGGCCGTTACACGTTCCAGTATGAATGATCGTAAACCTCTTGCGTAGCCTGACGCACTCCAGCTAACACGCGGTGCGGATTCGACTGCTTTTTGTAAGCCCCATTGAGTGACCTTTTTCGGACAGCGTTCCAATCCATCCGATCCAGTTCTCCATATTCCTTTTTTGTTTGCACTCTGTCTTGCAAATTTTGCTGCAAGTTTGAGTACAAATTCTGCATGAGAGTGAGCAAGTTTTCCTCGTTCACAGGCAATGTCACGTTCCAGATAGGAGTCTGATCTTTTGAGCCAATTTTCAAGGGCATCTTTTGTATGTTGTGGTGCGGTTTCTTTTAAGATATGTGTAACTGAGTGATATATGTTATTTTTGTCATCTCTATATACACGATACGGTCCACTATTATCTTGAATTAAGTTCCATTTTCTGAGGGATGCTAGGGCATTTTGTTTGTCTAGCGTTCCCATGAATGGATAATAAATACACGTTCCCATAATTAATATACAGCAAAATAAAAGGGAGTCAATAGAGACTCCCGTATGAATGGGGATTATTCTTCTTCTTTAAAGGGATTACCACCTTTAAGAAGTCTTTCGAGATCGAACTCTTTCTCTGCTTCCCATGCTTCATCTACAGTTTTAGCCATAGCTTTTTTCAGTGGGGCAGCTTGCACAGTGTATTTTGTATCTGTACCTTGTCCGTCACGAGATAAATAGAAATCACATTCAGTCATATCTTCGTAATCTTCTAGTTGACTGATTACGTCAAATTGCTGAGTGATTGTTTTTTGAGTCCAAGAAAATACTTGTATGCGTTCCAAGTCGTAGTTATATACGGGAACTGCGTGAGCTATCCTGCAAGGCTCATTCATCTTGCCATCTCTGGAAAGTGATCTAACGAAATCATCACCAAGTTTCTCTGTTATATCCTCTGCGGTAGGATCTTCAGCGAAACGGAATGGTTTACGTCTTTCTGGGTTGTTGACTTCGTTACCCCATAGTTCGTAGAACATGAAAGGCTCTTCAGCTAACAACTTGAAACGAACTTTTTGTCCGCTTTTGATACTTGATGGATTCAAGTAATCGTCTTTTGTGCTACTTGAAGATGCAGCATCTTCTCTAGCTTTAGTTGAAATGAAAGGCATAATGCGTGTTGGCTATGAAAGCCTGAGTTGCCTTACTATTGTAGTACATAGACAAATCATTGTCAATGATATATAATAGAAAAACCCTAAAGGGTGGAGTTCCTTCAGGGTTTCAACATATAGTCTACAGTAGGTATTGTAACACATGAGTAACATAAATTTCATCCCCGAAATTCCATTGACATGGCTGACTTGTCCGATATATGCCGAGGGTGTATTACTACCAAAAAGAAACGAGTCGAGTCCAGATAGACGCTCGGACGGTAAAGTTCCTTTTGGTAGAGCGTGGAAAGAGGAACTTACAGTAAATGATTCTGCTCTGATGATTGAGCGAGAACCAGATAAGTTCAAAGCTATCGGTGTATTTACAGGTCAAAAGTCAGATGGTCTTGTGATATTTGACGTAGATAGGAACTTAGGTGTTATTGAAAAGAAATGGGGTAAGGATCTCAAGAAAGCACCAAAAGTTACATCACTTAGGAAAAATGCTGCTAAGTTTCTTTTCAAAGTTCCGCAGGATCTCGTAACTGAAGTTGCCTCTATATCACAGACTGCTGCTGGACAGGAAGGTTGGGAAGTTTTATGGGGAGGACAGGGTGTAATAGCTGGTGAATATCATAAAAAGGGAGTAGGTAAAGGCGAGTATAAATTAGAGGGTGATCTTTTTGACGTTCCAGTAGCTCCAGAATGGTTACTGTCTCGCATGAAGGATCAGCATAAGAAAAATAATCAGGATGTTGATATTAAATATGTTGATAACAGGTGGAGTAAACGTACCAAGGAAGAAAGGGTTGCGATTATTAGTGGTTGCTTGAGTGTTATCGGACATAAGGGACCTAACCAAGAACATTATTGGTGGGAAATAGGTGCGATGATAAATAATGAACTTCCAGGAATTGAAGGTTTAGAACTTTGGACAGAGTGGAGTAGGAAAGATCCTGACTATGAACATTGTTGGGAAGAGGGTGAAGATCCTTGTGCTGCTAGATGGTATGCAACTTGGAGAAATGATGGTGCTAGATACAATATGTCTCACCTTATTGAGTTAGCAGATAAAGTCGATCCAGAAAGAAAGAGATTTAAACAGGTTGGGCTAGACAAATTAATTGAAGATGTAGAGGCTATCCCACTTAGATACAAAGAAGAAGTGCTGGATGGTGAAGATCTCATTCAGCGATATATGGATATTGACAATGATCCTAAAAATGAGAACCCTGCGTTACATAACCAAGCGGTCCATAAATTAGCTATTGAGGCCAAGCGTGGTAATGCTGCTGAGATTGAGAGGTTAGTTGATACTCACGAAATGTTCAATAGAACTAAGGGTCAGAAACCTTTAGCTATTGAAGAATTAGATGATACACCTTTTGAATATCTGATTCCAGGATTGCTACCTAAACCTTGGACTTTGTTGGTTCATGCAGATGGTGGTACAGGAAAGACTGCTATGTGTCAGACAGTAGCTAAACATATTGGACATGGGAAAGCGTTCAATGTTTATGGTGCTTTAGTTAACGTGCCAGTTGGTAAAGTTCTTTGGTTGAATGGGGATCAGAACGAAAGAATATTGCGTAGGCAGATGAAACTTATTGGATGTGATAAGAATGTTCGGGTGGTTACTGAGTGGGATATGCAGTGGTATAGCAGATTCAAAAAGATGCAAAACAAATATGCTTACGATCTAGTGGTTATTGATAGTTTGGATGGTTGTAATGATAGCAACCCATACGAAGAGAATAGGAGAGAGTATGCGTTACCTATCAAGAAACTTGTTAGACGTAATGGACAAGATTTTCCTGCTTGTTCGATAATTATTATTCATCACAACACCAAGGAAGGAAAGTTTAGAGGGACTACTGCGATTAAAAATGCGGTGGATGAAACTTGGAATATGAAGAAGTTGTCGATGAATGACGCTGCTGAGATGGGTCTTACAGCAAATAGCAGATTAGTGAGCGTTGAGAAGTCCAGAGAGGACCGTGAAGGGCTTCGGATGGTATTTACCCTGCTACCTGACTACACATACTCTATAAGCCCTGCACCAGATCGTACGGAGGAGGTTGTAATAGACACTCCAAACAAACATACTTTAGATATATTGCGTTTGATGAGAACAGAAACTAAACCTTGGTGCGTTAAAGATTTAGTAGATCACGATACTGTTGGTGGTGCTCATAGAAAACGTGCCATAATATATAGCTTGAATAAATTAGAAGATCAAAAATTAATTGAAGAAGTTGACGTTCCAAAAACTAAGAGTAAAGGAGGTAGACCCTCTAAATTTTATAAAGCTGTTGGAAAGGAATTACCAAAGTCTTTTAGTTCCTTCACGCGTGATATACCCCGAAATGATGTGTATAAACCTAATAATATAGATATTGGAACGGATTTGAACAACAATGAGATTTGTAAAAACCCTAATTTTGTAAAAACCTCTGAAGATAGGGGAGGTTTATACAAAGAGGAGGTTAATACAAAACCGATTGTTAATCAAAACTCTTCCACTGGAACGAAAGAGGGTTTATACACCGATGGCTCTGGGTATATAGAGGAAAACCAAAAATTCTGGGAGCAGTAGTAATTGGAACAACCCACAATAAATGTCACTATCTATGAGGAAATAAATCCCACAAAAGATAGTCCACTAGCTACTGTGCGTTATACAGAGTATTCAGACCAAAAAAGAAGAAAAGTAGAAAAAGTAAATCAAGTTGAATATCACGATCCAGAATATTTTCATAGCGAAGTTTTACAGGCTGTTAGCTATGGTCTTGATGTATCAATATGTACACGGCTTAGTGTAAGTACTTTACAGAAAAAGTTAAGTTACTGGACAAACTAGACTATTGTGATACAATAATAGAGCATATTTATAGGTTCTTCCATGACCTCAACAATTACTAAACAAGAATATTCTGTCTATTACGGAATATCAGAATTAAAAAGATTACAGACTGCTCACAGTCTTGCGTTTGATACAGAAACATTACAGCTACAACCAGAAGAAGGAAAGCTCCGATTGATTCAGTTGGGGTGTTTTTCTTCTCGAACCATAGTAGTTATTGATTGCTTTGAATTAGAACGTAGCGATTGGAATTATTTAGAAGAATTTTTCAGTAGTACCAATAGATATTGGCTGGCACACAACGCAGTATTTGATCTTGGTTGGCTACAGGAACATGGCATACATCCCGAAGGATTTGTGCGTTGCAGTATGTTAGCCAGCAGATTACTTACCAATGGTATTCCACAGACTAAACATGGTCTTGATGCACTGGCTAAAAGACAACTAGATATGAATATATCTAAGGAACAACAGAAATCTGATTGGGGTGCTGAAACTTTATCCAAAGAACAGCTAATCTACGCTGCAAAAGATATTGAAGTACTACTTGAACTAGATCAGGTATTAGATAGAAAGATAAGAAACGCACAGTTAGATAGAGCTTATACATTAGAGTGTAGGGCACTTCCAGCTATGGCACAGATGTGGAGAGTTGGGCTACCTTGGAATAGAGAAGAGCTAGATCAATGTCGCATTGACTATGAAGATGACATTAAAGAACTTGGTAATGAATTTATCAGAGAGCTTGATAATGACTTACCATCTGGAAAAAAGCTACCTAGAAATGAGGATGGCTCGTTCAACCTTCGTGCGAAAGACCAAGGTTCAGTCAGACTAGGCACTAAAAAGTATGCAGGATTCAATATTAAGAGTTCTAAGCAGTTACTAGAAAAACTTGAATTAGTTCTAGGTTATACACCAGTGAACAATGATGGTAAACCTAGTGTTGCTAAAGATGCTCTGAAGAACTGTGCTGCTGATTCTCCTACGATCCAAACACTTATGACTTGGAAACGTAGAGAGAAACGTAGGCAGATGATAGAAAGCATACAAGATAAGATGTCAGATGATGGATTTGTCAGAGCATCATATATGCAGTTAGGTGCAGATACAGGAAGAATGTCTAGTATAAAACCTAATAATCAGCAGATACCAAGAGATTCAGAGTTTAGACAATGTGTGCAAGCTCCCCAGGGTTGGAAGATAGTTGATGCTGACTTTTCACAGATGGAGTTACGTCTTGCTGCTGCTTTAGCCAAAGACAAGAACATGACTGCTGCATTTCAGCGTGGTGAAGATTTACATGACTATACGGCTGAACAGATGGGATGTGATAGACAGATTGCTAAGTCTGCTAACTTTGGTTTGCTATATGGTGCTGGTGCTGAAGGTTTGCGAAAGTATGCTGGAAGTAGTGGTGTAATTATGTCGGGTGATGAAGCAGTAAGGATTAGAGATAATTGGCTTACTACATATAACGGTATTCGAGATTGGCAGAGAGAGATGAACTATCTTTCACGATCCACTGAAGGGGATGAATGGCCTGAGACTAGAGTTCCAGTGTCTAATATGCGTAGATTCTTGAAGGGCGATCTTAATAGAACTACTGTTAGATGCAATACACCTATTCAAGGTGCTGGTGCTGCAATATTAAAATGTGCATTAGGTAATTTATGGGACAAAGTGAAGGAAACAGGCGAAGATAAAGTAAGGATTGCAGCAGCCGTTCACGATGAATTGATACTTCTTGTTAAGGAAGATTTAGCAGATGAGTGGGCTGAGATTCTTAAAACTACAATGGAAAAAGCGGAAGCAAAATGGTTAGGCGATGTTCCTGCATTAGCTGAAGTGTCTATTGGCGACAAATGGAGCGAAGTTCATTGACAAAACAAGATCGTATAAACGCAGCGTTAAAACGTATTCAAGAATTAGAAATTCTAATCAAGCATTGGTCAAAGCATAAATGAATAGACTCCCACTGCATAAGTTGGGAGATTTCATAGAAAAAAGAGGTTTATCAGTCTTAGGGCATTGTTATAAATGCAATAAGATTATTTACCGCACCCAACAAGAGGCCAAGAAAGAAGCATCAGACATGAGAAAAAGGGGTAAAAACCATTCTTATGTTTATGCTTGCCCAAAAGGAAACGGATGGCATCTAACATCCATGAAACCACGGAGTAAACCAACTCCAAAAACTAGAAAACCTTCAAAAAGCGTACAATCTAAAAAATTAAGGAGGATGAAAAAATGATTGGTATTTACAAAAATGAACATGGTTGGTATATCTCCAAGCATAATAAACAGCTTGGAGTAAAATACTACAAGAACTTAAGGGAGGTAATGCCTGTTGCCTATGCAGAAGAATATTCGAGCAGATCTAATGAGGGATCTGTACAAAGAGATTCCAAAAGCAACTACCAGAGATCTGGGTAGTATCATTGATTTTCTCAAAAAAGCTAGAGAAATCCGTGAGGGAAAGACCCAAAAACGTAGAGAAGCTAGGAAAAAGTATGTGGAAAAGCAACTTGAAAAAGCCGATTTGCCGATTTGGTGGTAGAGTAGTACAAGAACAACATTGTAAATGGCTCTCAAACACGGAAACAAAAGCTATTATCAGGTACTAATCGACCCAAACAGAGCAGAACTTATTGAAAAGGTAGCTGACAAAGAGGGTATGCGTGGTACTGCATGGGTTAGAAAAGTAGCGTATGAGGCTTTACAACGTGAATTTACTAGCTCAGAATATAAAATTGCTGAAGCCAAAGATGAGTTGATGTGGAGAGAATCTGTACAAAGACGAATTGATGGAAGAAAGCAGAAAGATTAAAACAGTTATTATGTCTATTTATTTTCGATCATCACTAGGGATTGCTTTCCCAAAAAGTCCTTATATAGGACAAGTCCATTACGATACAGATTTGAAAAGAACCTTCAGATATGAAGAGAAAGATTTTGGAGATTGTATCCTAAAATCCACTATTGATTGGTTTCATTGGGTCGATATTACGGAAAAAGACATCATTTAAACACTGTACCAATGACGGAAAAACAGTATCACCAAGCACTAGCCAATTTGTCTGATAGATACCTGTTTGAAAATATGTCAAATAGAGAATATGAAGAACAAAGAAATGCTATTGAAACTGCTTATTTAAAAACAATTTACAACAAGTAAAAATGAAAAGAATAACATGGGTCGAGTGCCCAGGCTGTAAGACATACAGCGATCAGAAGGTTGTCCGATCTGATAGAAACTCAAAATTTATAATCATTCGTAGAAGAGAATGCTATGGATGTGGGCATAGATGGGAAACGATTCAGTATCCTGAGATGATTGTGTCTAAACAACAGGCAGCCTACGCTCGTTGCGAATGATTCTTTTGGTGTTGTCTTATCTGTCTTATAAGTTTTACTTTTTCCATAAATAAACGAAATTTGTAAAATAGTTTATTTTTAATTGGCGGTGTCTGTAGTACAGCTAAATGTGCTTCAAGCTCCAGCATACGCATCATTGCGTTAGATAGCACAATCTCTGTTCTTGCATGATTTTTCATCATATCTATGCAAAAAGATTTCAACTTATCTATATCATCACAGCCCATAACTTCTCTACATCTCATTTCAACCGCTAACTGTGTTTCCATGGGTAAAGGAGTCGAGATAAATCTTATGAAGCTGTCGTTTTTCATATTATTGAAGATTTGTGGTAGATCCTGGGAACATCCTAGCTTCGATGAAACTTACTGCTTGGTCATCTAGTGTATTATCTGTTTGTTTAGCTAGTGCTTTTAACAAATCCAGTATTAGTCTCTTCATCGCTTTAGATTTAATAAATACGAGAAGAATAGGTTTAAAAATTTTTACCATTTGTTTTGTTTATCTTTCCTAAACATACCAAACATTAACGATTCTGGCCTTCTATACGACTTACAGTTCTTTCCAACTGGTTCACTCTGTTAAATAACTCTCGAATATCACGTTCTCTTCTGTTACTCATGTTAGATAACACCATAAGAAAAGCGGTAGCTGCTGCTCCTATTAACGCTCCATAAACCTCTGGCATTGCTTTAAGTTATAATTATGCTTAGTATGACTAAAAAAAGTAGCTATGGCAGAAGAAAAGAAGAGCACTTTTCAAAAAATCAAAGAAAAGTTTGATGATAAAGAAGAACAATTTGAGTACATCTCAGTTGCAGTAAGGCTTCTGGTAGTTTTCTGGAGCGGTCTCCTCGTTACGAGCAATTACTTACCTAAGATTCCAGGTCTTACAACAGGAGAAAAGCAGGATATTACATTTCCAGCTTCTTTGTTAGCTACTGCACTTTCCAGTTTCGGGCTTGAGGGTGCTAAGAAACGCAAGGAAAACGGAGATGAGAAGAAGGAACTTGCCAAAACTGATGGTTCGTATCAGACTATAAGGGTAGAAACACCTATAAAAATAGTTGGTGCTAAAGTAGTCGATCCAAAAAAATGAAAAAACTTCTTCCATTTCTATTTTTGTTCTCAGCACCAGTTTATGCTGATATAAAACAGGAATTTGTCACCTCTGCACAAATTTCTATTGACTCTCCTTATGTAATTACTAATGCTGCACCATCTAGTTACAGCATAAGCGGAAACAATATCACAACTTCGACAGGAACAGGAGATTCTCTTGTTACTAATGGAATTGGTGGATTAAATCTTGGTAGTTTTGGTAATACTGGTTTGCCAAATGCAGTTCATACCAATAAAACAGTAACAACTGCTGGGTCGGCTTTTTCTCTCAGCGAAAGTTATCAAGTTGGTGACGGAACACAAACTGCAATCACTCCATCAAGCGGTATTGCAACTCTTCCTGTACTTGGTGGTCAGACTACTGTTATTTCAGGAGGTACAGCAGGAAATTTAGCCTTAACATCTGTTTCATCAGGAATACATACTTGCACAGCAGGAGGTAGCGGAACAAGTTGTATTGGCTCTACTACTGTCCGTATTACCATTGACTAGACTTTTTTGGTTA